GCAGAGTAGCCTGTGAGGTTAACAGCAAGATTATTGATGTTCCAGATAGGAGCAAGTGTAAAGGTTGTACCGTTTATAACGGTAATGTTATATCTGCCTGGTGTCACTTTATCTCCTATGGGATTGTAGTTATGCTTGCGCCATAACCACCATTGACAAGAATGTTGTATTCGACTGGGCTAATGACATATTCATGTCCGCCTAAATAGCAGTAGTCTGCTGCTTGCGTTTCATCCACGCCTGGCGTACGTTCACTAACAATTGCTGTGCCATAGACCAAGATTGTATTAGCGCGATTGATTCTATAACGCCAAAATAATCTACTAAAACCCGCAGGTCCTTCTTGAACCGTTGGCGGTTTAAAAATGTAAGTCATGGCTACCTTTCAGAAGGGCGTTGCCGCCTAGCCCCACGTGCGGGGCTAGGACAACAACTACTCAATTATGAGTTGTGGATTGAAGAAGTTGACTCAAGACGAACAAGAGCCGCATCACGGTAACGGTTCCATCCGAGTACGCCGTACCATCCGATTGGACGGAAACGCATCAACTTATCGGTGATTGGACCGAAGATAACATGTGGCTCTTCAGCAACTGCTTCAGCAAGTGCTTGCTTACCAGCAACAAGTGTACGGAATACACGAGTACCGCCAGAAGCATGAACATAACCAGATGTTCAGAATGTGCCTGTAGCACCAGATGAACCAGTACCGTCAGTTGTGTTGTAGAGACGTGGTGACTCTACGAACATAGCACCTTCGTATGTGCCGATGGTGCCTGGCCAAAACTCAGATGCACCGTTCTCGGCGTACTTATGGTCATCGCGCCATCCGCCTGCGCCAGTTTCTGAGCGAAGGTCATATGAAACTTCTGGGTGAATACCACACCAGTAGTATTCGCCTTGACGTGGTACAGCCTTGTTAGCACGCAACTTAGCAACAGCAGTACGAATATCGCGTGAGCGAATGACTGATGTGCCATCGATAGATGCTTGTGTTGTTCCGTTGGTGTATGTTCCAGCGTATGTTGAAACTGGAGCAGTTGATCCACCTGTAAGTTCAGCGATAGCGTTTGGTCCACCGATGAGTGTGTTGAGAACAACAGTATCAAGTGAGTCAGCCATGTTGAAGGCAATAATGTCTGCAATAGCTGGATCTACATCTGATAGTGAGAACAACTCGAGCTTACGAGTTGCAAGTGAAGCGTTACCGTATTCAAGCAATGAGACGGTGATAGGAGTGGTGTTGCCAAGAGCAACAGCATCTGGATCAACGTCTTCAGAGAGTGAAGAAGTAACGGCGGCCATGTCTGTGTAAATCTGGAATACGACAGACGAACCTGGCATAGCTTGTTGTACTGGACGCTTATCTGCTACATCGCGGATAAGTGGGACAGCACGGAGCGCAAACTCGACTTAGCGATCATAAGCGGTTTGTACTAATCCTGGAATACCAGAGGTAGAACCGATTGAGTCGGTATATTGATTGGCCATTGTGTCACCTACTTTCTATAGGGTTTAGTGTGCGAATGGGTTAAATTAACGTCCGCGACCAGTCATCTTCTGACCAAAAACAAGCATGTCAAGCTCTTCTCTTGTTTTAACGCCAGCCAGTTTCGCGGCAGTATCTGCATCACGAGACGGGGTATTTGCGTTTTGAAGAGCGGCATTGATGCGCTGTGTTTCACGGACATTAGCTGATGGTTCTTCGGACGAAGCATCTGGTGCTTGAAAGCCGAAAATGTCTGCATTTTCGTTTAACCAAGCATCGATCTGCTCAGGCGTACTTACGTCGCCAGGAATGAACTTGGCGACCTTTGTTGGCACGCCTTTCTTTTCCAACACTTCTGTAACTGAACGACCACGAAGGTCTGCTTGGATAGTAGCTAGCTGATCTGCAAGCTCCTTCTTTTCACGCTCTGCACGCTTAAGTGCTTTGCGTAGGTTTGCTGGACCGCCTTGATCATTCTGATCAATTACGTCTAGGTCGTCTTCGTCTTCTTCGTATTGGTTTGCCATGTGGCACTCCCTTTTCTGTTTAGTTGATCGCAGGCCTTAGCATTCTCCAGGGGAAGAGGTGCTAGCTCCTACTACCAGTCTGTAATACACATGCAAGATGCTGGTGAGT